CAAGTGTTCAAGGTACTCCCGATTTATTGGGATACAATAAAAAAGGTCATTTCTTTACTGTTGAACTTAAAGTAGCAAAGCATAACAAAGTGAAGATCTCACCTCACCAAATCAGCTTTCATTTAAGACACTCCAACAATTCTTTCATCTGCATTAAGGCAATCGCTTCTAGTCGCCTGAAACTTTATGAGGGCAGACAGATTCAATCTATAGTTGCAAGAGGCTTGGAGCTAGAACCTTTAGCCGAAGGACTTGCAGATTGTTTGAAAGTATTCGAACAAGTCTAACTCTCCTACAAAATCCCTAACCTTTTAAAAATTACAATAGGAAAGATCCTTGCCACTTGTTGCAAGTTGCTTGATGCTTGATGTTATTTAATAGAGACTAGTCGCAGGAGTCTTTTAGCCTTGATAGAGATACTAAGACGATTTCCAATTTCCAAATATCCTTAAAAAACGATTTCTTATTTTTACCCATAAACGCAACGTCGCTGTACAATATTGCCAGTTTTATACGTTTAAACGCCCCAAAATCATTATTGATTTGTAAAAGCATAGCAAATACAATAACAATCAAATAAAACAACATTACAAAAAAATTTTAGAAAAAATTTTTCAAAATGCAAATTGATTTAGAAAAGATAAAGAAACTACCCGCTGATGTACGCAAGGACTTTATGAAGATGTACTTGCAGTTACAGGAGAAAAAGAAAGAAGATAGGGTCAAAAGCGACTTCTTAAGTTTCGTGAAACATATATGGCCAGATTTCATTGAAGGTTATCACCATAAAATTATTGCAAAAAAATTTAACGAAATGGCAGAAGGCAAAGTCAAAAGATTAATCGTAAATATGCCGCCAAGACATACAAAGTCCGAGTTCGCCAGTTCCTTGTTGCCTGCCTGGATGATCGGGAGAAGTCCTAAACTCAAAATTATTCAAACGACCCACACTGGAGAGCTTGCTGTTAGGTTTGGTCGTAAAGCTAAGAACCTTATCGATAGCGAAGAATATCAAAAGGTATTTAAAACAAGATTACAGGAAGATAGTAAAGCCGCTGGTCGCTGGGAAACTGCTCAAGGTGGCGAGTATTTCGCAGCAGGTGTCGGGGGTGCTATTACAGGTCGAGGTGCAGATTTATTAATTATCGATGATCCACACTCAGAGCAAGACGCTATGAACATGCAAGCTCTAGAGCGAGCGTACGAATGGTATACTTCAGGACCACGACAACGTTTGCAACCAGGTGGTAAGATTGTTTGTGTAATGACAAGATGGAATACCAAAGATCTAACAGGTATGTTAGTTAACTCACAAAAAGAACAGAAAGCTGATCAATGGGAGATTGTAGAGTTTCCAGCAGTAATGCCATCAGGTAAACCTGTTTGGCCTGAGTATTGGAAACTAGATGAACTCGATGCAGTTAAGGCATCACTATCTGTTGGTAAATGGAATGCACAGTGGATGCAAAACCCTACATCAGAAGAAGGTGCTATTATTAAACGTGAGTGGTGGAAGAAATGGGATAAGGAAACCTTACCTCCTCTAAAGCATGTCATACAATCCTATGATACGGCATTTATGAAAAAAGAAACGGCCGACTATTCTGCAATTACAACATGGGGTGTGTTTCAAGAGAATGAGGATATGCCACACAATTTAATATTATTAGATGCCGTAAAAGATAGATTAGAGTTTCCAGAGTTAAGACGACTTGCAAAAGATCAATATGATTACTGGCAACCAGAGACTGTCTTAGTTGAGGCGAAGGCTAGTGGATTACCACTAACCTATGAACTTAGAGCTATGGGTATACCTGTGGTGAACTTCAGTCCGTCCAAAGGAAATGATAAGCATACAAGAGTTAATTCTGTTGCACCATTATTTGAAAGTGGTATGATATGGGCTCCGACAGATAAAAAGTTTGCACAAGAGGTTATTGAGGAGTGTGCTGCTTTTCCGTATGGAGAGCATGACGATTTGGTTGACTCAATGACTCAAGCTATTATGAGATTTAGACAAGGGGGTCTGGTTACTCATCCTGAAGATTATAAGGACGAAAAACTGCCTCCAAAAAAATATAGTTACTACTGGTAAATTATGGCAGACATTATAGGACCACCAATTAAAAAAAGAAACACATCAACAGATGGTCTAGGGTCTTTTGTTATAAACGATAATAAAATAGATTCAACAGAATCTGAAGCATTAAAAATGACTTTAGCTGCTTTTAATTTATTAGAAGAAAAGGATCAAAATGTTGCGTATAATATTTTTGATGGCATGCTTAAGTTAAATGTAATTAATGATAATGAAAGTTTAGCTAAAATAAAAGCATCAGAACTTGCTGCTAAAAAAATTGGGTATGATGGAGATATACCAGTTAATTTAGATGATAAAACATTATTTAAAATTGCATTAGATACAAAAAATAAATTACCTAGTGATATAAGATTAAAAGTAGATACAAATACAAATTTAGTTGGAGATAAAGAATTAGAAAATGCTAAATTAACTGCTGGTAATTTTGGAATTAATTTTTCTGGTGAAACAGCTAAAGGTGAATATAATTATAATAATGGTAAATTAAATGTAAAACCTACGGTTACTAGAACTGACGACAATATTCAAACAGATACTAATTTACAATATTTGTTAGACGAAGACACTGTTAATATATTTACACCAGCAGGTCCTAGAAAAATTCCAAGAGAATCTTTAACGGTTAATATTAATACAGATAAACTTTATGATGAAAAATCAGGAACAATTTCTTATGTTAAAAGAAAAGATGACGGTGATGAAAAAGCAAGTGTTTTTTTAAATAACTATCTTGCAAATGAAAATGAACTTGGTGGTGCAGAAAATCAAGCACAACTATCTTTTAATTACGTAACGGATAAAGGAATAAAATTTAGTGGAGAAACTTATAAAGATTTTGAAAGAGATGCAAATCAAAATCAAATTGGCGTTGTGTTGCCTATTACAAATTATGCTAATTTAGAAGCTTCTAAAAGTAAAGGTGATTTTATAGATGATAATAATTTAAGATTAAATGTAGGCAAAAATTTTAGTTTTGGTCCTGGTGGAAAAGGCGGTAATTTAAATATTGGTGGCTTTTATGATCAAGATGGTGAGTATCAAGCAGGTATTAATTATAAACTAGCTTTTGGTCAAAAACCAGAACGTAAAGGTCCTACTTTTTCAACAACAAATCCTCAAGAAGCACTTTCTTTTTTACAAAAAACATTTAAAAAAGGCGGAAGAGTAAAAATGTTTAAAGGTGGATTAGCAGGTATTTTAAAGGTTTAATGAAATTAAATAAAAAACTAACAACAGGGGCACCGCCTAAAAGAGGACCTAACCCACAGGGGTTGAATATTAAAAATAAAAAGGTTAAAGTAGTTCGATTGGAGAAAAATAATGGCAGACGTAGATAAAGCTCTTCCAAATGTAGAGCAAACTATAAAGATACCTAGTCCAGAAGAACTACAGGTAGAAATAGAACAAACACAAAAAGATCCACAAGCACCCGTTGACGTTCAGACTAATGAAGATGGTAGCGTGGATATTAATTTTGACCCATCAAAAGTTAACTTAGAACAAAGTCAAGATCATTTTGCAAACTTAGCAGAACTATTGCCTGAAGAAGTTCTTATGCCTATTGGTCAAGAACTGTCTGCAAACTATCAAGACTACAAATCATCAAGAGGTGATTGGGAAAAAGCATATACATCAGGGTTAGATTTACTAGGATTTAAATACGAGAGCAAAACAGAACCTTTCAAAGGTGCATCAGGTGCCACGCATCCTGTATTAGCAGAAGCAGTTACACAATTTCAATCATTGGCTTACAAAGAATTATTACCTGCAGGTGGCCCTGTGAGAACCCAAATTATTGGACTACCAACACCAGATAGAGAACAACAGTCTCAACGTGTAAAAGATTTTATGAACTACACGATTATGTCTGAAATGAAAGAGTATGAAGCTGAGTTTGATCAAATGTTATTCTATTTACCATTATCAGGATCTGCATTTAAAAAAGTTTACTACGATGAAGTAATGGGTAGAGCTGTTTCTAAATTTGTACCCGCAGATGATTTAGTAGTGCCTTACACAGCAACATCATTAGAAGATGCAGACTCAATTATACACACAATAAAAATTTCTGAGAATGAATTAAGAAAACAACAAGTAGGTGGTTTCTATAGAGACATAGAATTAAACCCTGCTTATGTAAACGAATCAGAAACAGATAAAAAAGAACGAGAACTTGATGGCACAAGAAAAGGTAAAGATGAAAAAATGTATTCTTTACTTGAGTGTCACGTGAACTTAGACATTGACGGATTTAACGACGTTACTGCTGGAGGAGATCCAACAGGAATAAAATTACCATACATTGTAACCATTGAAGAGGCTTCAAGAGAAGTATTATCGATCAGAAGAAATTATGAAATAGGTGATCCAACTAAAAGTAAGATTAGTTATTTTGTTCATTTTAAATTTTTACCTGGTCTTGGCTTTTATGGTTTTGGATTAATTCACATGATTGGTGGATTATCTAGAACTGCAACATCAGCTTTAAGATCTTTACTTGACGCAGGAACCTTGTCGAACTTACCTGCTGGATTTAAAATGCGTGGTATAAAAATGAGAGATGAATCTCAGTCTATTCAACCTGGAGAGTTTAGAGATGTAGATGCTCCTGGTGGAAATTTAAGAGATGCTTTCATGACTCTTCCTTTCAAAGAACCATCGCAAACATTATTACAACTTATGGGCGTCGTGGTAAATGCAGGTCAAAGATTTGCTTCAATAGCAGACTTGCAAGTAGGGGATGGGAATCAGCAAGCAGCAGTGGGCACGACGGTTGCTATGCTTGAAAGGGGCAGCAGAACAATGTCTGCTATCCATAAAAGATTATATGCGTCGATGAAAAAAGAATTTAATTTATTAGCAAGAGTTTTAAAGTTATATCTACCTCCAATCTACCCCTATGATGTTATCGGAGGACAGAGGCAAATCAAACAATTAGACTTCGATGACCGAGTAGATATAATGCCAGTTGCAGATCCAAACATTTTTTCTCAAACACAGCGAATCTCCCTCGCTCAAACGGAAATGCAATTGGCTGCCTCTAATCCAGCTATTCATAATCAGTATGAAGTATACAGAAACATGTATGAAGCGTTGGGTGTAAAAGATATTGATTTAATTTTAAAAAAACCACAACCACCTACACCAAAAGATCCAGCATTAGAACATATCGATGCATTAGCGGGTAAACCTTTCCAAGCTTTTCCTGGTCAAGATCATCAAGCACACATCACAGCGCATTTAAATTTCTTACAAACAAATATGGTTAAGAATGCACCTGTTGTTGGAGCTGCAATACAAAAAAATATACTTGAACACATTAGTTTGATGGCACAAGAACAAATAGAATTAGAGTTTAGAGAAGAATTACCTCAACTTGCA